TTTTTCCTGAAGGTGTAGATGCGAATGTCGTTGCGAATTTTATTGACATTGTTGCCCGTGACCTTTCCGAAGTTATGGCACCACTACCAGCCGTCAACTGTTCGGCAGCGAATTCGGTTTCTGACCGTGCTCGCTCTTTCGCCGATAAGCGTACTAGGATTGCTTCTAACTATTTTGGGCATTCAGATTTACAAGTACAGATGTACACAGGTGCCGATATGTACATCACATATGGTTTCGTCCCGTTCATAGTAGAACTAGACGATGAAGCGGGGCTGCCACGTATCCGTATAGAAAACCCAGTGGGCGCTTACCCAGAGTTTGACCGCTATGGGCGTTGCGTAGCCTTTGCAAAACGCTACTACTTATCATTAGGTGAGTTGGTAGCAAATTTCCCTGAGTATGAATTTGAACTACTTGGCAAGGAAGGTTATAAACAAGACCTTTCTTCTCAATTAGAGATTATTCGCTACTATGATTCAGAGCAATCTTTGATTTTTATTCCTAGTAGAAATAATTTTATTCTTTCTCAGGCTGCAAATCCACTAAATAAAATGATGGTTGTAGTTGCTAGACGACCATCTATTGATGGTGAGATGCGTGGACAATTTGATGACGTACTAGGTATTCAGTTGCTTCGCAATAGGTTCGCATTACTTGCGATGGAAGCCGCGGAAAAATCAGTTCAAGCACCAATTGTTGTACCTGGGGATGTTCAAGAACTATCGCTTGGTTCTGATGCAATTATCAGAACTAATACACCTGCTGGTGTACGTCGTGTAGACCTTAACATTCCACCTGGAGCATTTACTGAACAGACATTGCTTCAGCAAGAACTACGTACTGGAACACGTTATCCAGAGGGACGTACTGGAAACATTGATGCCAGTATCATCACGGGACAAGGCGTGCAAGCGCTTATGGGTGGGTTTGATACACAAGTCAAGTCTGCTCAGGCTATCTTTGCTTCTACTTTGAAACAAATCATTAGTCTTTGTTTTGAAATAGATGAGACATTTTTTGATGTACAAAAAACAATTCGTGGTGTAGATGCTGGAAGTCCATACAGTTTAGATTATTTGCCAAGCAAAGATATTAAAGGCGACTACTCTGCAGATGTTCGCTATGGAATGCTTGCTGGTCTTAACCCTGCTCAAGGTCTTATCTTTATGCTTCAGGCACTTGGAGGCAAATTAATCTCTAAAGATATGGCTATGCGTGAATTGCCGTTTGGCGTTAACGTAACACAGGAACAAGAAAAAATTGAGGTTGAAGATATGCGTCAAGCATTAATTGCTTCGTTGCAGCAATACACTCAATCAATTCCACAAATGGCTTTAAGTGGGGCAGACCCATCAGATGTTATTCGCAAGGTAGCAAATGTTATTAAAGCACGCCAAAAGGGACAGGCGCTTGAGGATGCAGTAGAAGAAATTTTTGCACCTGAAGAATTACCTCCTGCTGGCGCACCAATGGTTGAGCAACCGTCCCCTGCTCCCGCTGCGCTGGCAGGAGGCGCACCTCAAGGTCAACCATCTCTTCAAAGTTTATTATCAAATTTGAGTTTAGGTGGTCAGGCTAGCGCTAGCGCAAGAACTGTTAATCGGAGGTAGTGATGCCACCACGTAAAAAGAAACCACAACCCCGTAAGCCACGTACTGTTGCCAATGAAGAACATACACAGTTAGAAATGTACTGTATCTGGCTTAATGAGTACTACAAGTCATTACTAAAGGCTGGATTCAAAAGTGAGTTAGCCTTAAGTTTTGTTATGGATAAGACTTCATATCCAAATTGGGTGCAGTATAAAGCACCTACAGAAGAAGAATTAAAGAAATACCTAGACGAAGAGGATGAGGACTAATGCCAGCAGGTGGATATCAAGCACCAAAAAATCCAGCACCAGTTTCAGGTCCAGGCGCTTTATCTAAAAGAACCGATGGTGGTCCCACTCAGCCTGCTATGTATATTTCTGGTCTGCCATATGGTCAGGGACAAGAAACATATGACCAACAAACTGCAGCGCCTATGGCTGGTAATCCAGAGTTAGTCCAGCAAGAACTGCCAAATATTGTGGGCTTGAATGAACCAACTCAATTTCCAGAAGAACCAATTTCTTTTGGTGCAGATTGGGGAGCAGGACCTACGCTATCTTCTGTTGTTCCACAAGGTCCATCACTATTACAAACTGTAGAAAAAGCAATGCAGTACGATACAAGTGGTCTATCAGAGTTGTTGTATAACAGATTGAATCAATAATCTATGTCAATTCAGAACTTTGTTCCTGTATCTATTGATATGGATACCTTAAAAACATCTCCAGACTTATTGCAAGTCAGAGTTGCTGGCAATTTTACACCTGCCGAGCAAACCTACTGGAATGGTTTAAGCAAACTTTCTAATCTTAATACATTTTTGAACACCGACCCAGACTCTAAAAATGCTAAGAAAACTTTTTCTATGCTGGATAAGGATATTCAAAAAGCATTAATAGAATTAAATCCTGAAGCAGAATATGCTGTTCCAGAAAAGAATATTTTTCTTAAAATGTTAGAACGCAGCACTGGCGGTATAGGATATTTTGTTGCTAACCCATTAAGAAGTATAGAAAAAATGGGTAAGACGTATGTTGCTGGTATAGAAAATGCTGCTTTTAATATTGCCAATGCCTATGGCAAGGTTCGTGAAGGTGTAATTGCTCTTGGTAGTGGCAAAGAAGCCATTGAAAAGGTTACAAGCAAAGACTATTGGCTTGATGGTTGGAATCCATATGGCAAATGGAACGAGCCAGGTGTCAATAAACTAGATGAACAATACGGTAAGGCTACTGGAGTTATTGCTCGTGGCTTGTTGGATGGCAAAAATGCTTTAGAAATTATTAAAGAGTACTCCGTTATAGATAATGACTTTGCTCAAGCCTGGTCTAAACTTGGAACTCCAGAGTTTAATGAAACCGTTTCTCGTTATCAACGCAATAAGATTAATTTTGGTTCTAAAATAGTTGATTGGGCTGGAAAGTTTGCACCATATAAAGATAACCCAACCCCATTAGATACAGTAAAAGAAACCCTTGCCGCTTCCGTTCTTACTATGGGTATCCGAAATGTTTCAAGAAATAAATATGGGGAATTTGTAACTGAAAACTTGCTTGGTCAAGGATACGGAGACCCATCTACGGGTCTAGATATTGCTGCTACTTGGTTTGCAGACCCATTGACATACCTAACATTCGGTGGTTCTAGAAGTATATCCCTTATGAAGGCTGCAAGAACAGCAGAAGATTTGCAGCGCATTAAAGACGGCGCATTAAAAATACAGAAGATTGATGACCTTTATAAAGACCCTCAGTGGTATGCAAAGAATGAATCATTCGTGCGAGATGTTAATGTGTACCGAGAAGCAATGGATAAAAAAGATGTCATTGCTGCTGGTAAGGCAAGATTAAAGATTGCTTTAGACCATCCAGAATATGATGATGATATATTTTTGGGAATTCTTTCTACTTCTACCGTAAAGCGCAATGGCGAAGAAGTTCCTATTACAGATATGGAAACCTTGCGTAGTTTTTGGCAGGCTGGTGAGCATACAAATTACTTGGTCAACGGCAAAGTAAATAATGTTCTTACAATGCGTGAAGAAAGTGTTGCCCTTCAAAATCGTCAGCGTAGGTTTGTAAACGGTTTACGGTCTAAAGCGGCTTTACGCTTTCAAGGACTTGACCGAGATATAGTAATTGGTAAAAAACAATTATCGGACAATATATCCAACAAATGGACTGATGTAGAAAAAGCAGTCCTGTCTCGTCCAGCAATGATTAATGCTCAATCACCAGAAGAGATGCTGAATCAAGTAGCAAAAAATGAGCAGATACTTAATGCTTTAGTTAAGCCAAAGAACTATGCAAGAAAAGATATTGCAAGAGCCTTTGGTGAGCAGTTAGCCTTGATGCCAGATACAGGGGCTCAAATATTCTGGGCTGATGCTTTAGTAGATAAGACATTAAATACCTTTAGAAGTTATGCTCGTCTTATCACTGGCGATAGAATGCGTTCTGAGTTTTTAACTCAACTATATAAAAAGAGTTCTACATCAGATAGAATTAATATGCTATATAACCTAGATAGAATTTGGTTAGATAGCGCTGGTGCTGCATTTACCCCACAAGGTCTTGAATTTAGAGATGCTCTTTTGCAGTCTAGGTATATTGGAACAGAAACTGCAAGTATTACTGACTACTTATCTGAAGTTCCTGATGTGTTCAGGGCGTGGGAAAACATTGAGCAGTTACCACCAGGAATTAGCCAGTTTATGCACGCCACTGAGGGCATAACTGTAATGCCGTTTGATAAGGTTCTTTCTGATATCTATGACAAAATTGGTGGAGCCGTAGGTACCACTAAATTTAAGTATGGCAAAACTCCTAAATATAAAGATACGTTCAAAAAACTTGGCTATCTTTGGTATTCGGGCAGTACCAATGAAGGTAAGTCTAAATTATTTAATAGAGCGTTTTCATTTCTTTTGCTGTTTCCTAAACTAGCACAAAAGGCTATAGTGGATGAAGCCACAGTACTAAGTAATGTATCAAGTCCTTCAATGCTGTTTGATTTAATAAATGGTAAAGGCGCACAACTAAGTAAAACACGTTTAGCAATTACCGCAGACAATACTTCACAGGGTGTTGTTAAAGAATACTTCCAAAATTTATTTGGTAGAAATCCAGCCAAGTATGCCAGTGCAGAGCAGCGCAAGGCTCTGCAGTCTATGAAGGAAATAGAAGTAAGTTTTGTAGACCCTGATACTGGAAAAACAATTACTCAAAAAGAATTTGTAACTGCAGAAGAATACTTTGGTATGAGTCCAGACGAAGTATTGGTGCGCGGTGCTATACATAAATATAGCCCTAACACAACGCCACAAGAAAAGCAATGGCTAGTAGACGACTACCTTCTTGATAGTGGTGTCTCTGATAACTTAATTGGTTCTATCATTGGAGCCACATACGGCGACTCAATGGCTCTAGGTACAAACCTTATTAAAGATTTGTATGGCAAGAGTCCACTAACACTTGCTCTTGAAGCAAAAAAACTTAGTGTACTATCAAAGCCTTATGTAGATAAGTATAATAAACTTACCGAAGCAGAAAGAACTCTTGCTCACTACAAGTATTTCTATCTCCTTTTTTCTAAGAATGAAAAGTATGGTGTTAATCTTAGCGAGTTGTTTTTTAGGAATAGAGCGCTTCAGAGTCCAGTAGATGTAGAAAACTTTGTTAAATATGCTATGACCTCATTTGGTTGGAATCCTAAATTTCCTAAACCAAAACTAGCAAAGAAGTTAAATGATAAGTTTGGTCAAGTAAGCATCTTGAGAGATGCTGGCAAGACAGAAGAAGAAATCAGTCGTATTATTATTCTTAATGCTGCCAAAGAAATGCGTTATGTTTTTAATGGTGGAACTGAATTTAATAAAAAACTTTATGATTTAATAAACGATAAGGTCTGGAAAGCAAAGCAAAAGGTTGGGAAGTCTGACTGGATTCAAGAACAGAAGACACTTGTTCGTGAAGAAGCGGGCGTAGCCGAACCACTTAGTGCTGCTGAATTAAGCCGTAGGAAAAGCGCTGCCAAGAAGAGTATGCAATACTCCACCCAGGTGGGCAAATTAACCTATGAAGAATTTGAAGAAGCAACAAAAGGTTTTGGCATCAAAGGTCAGATTAAAACTGATATTGGTTTTGATGAAATCAAAGCCCTTGACCCTGATACACCTGGAAACATAGATAAAATTATGACAAAGGGTTGGGTAGCAATGGACCGTATGCTAAACGACGCCCTTCGTTCTGATGTTTTTCAGTTAATGAAATTAGAAGAACGAGGAAAACTTCAGGCTAATGAAGAAATGTTTATTAAGTATCTAGTTGATAATGGTTCTACTCCAGAAAATGCTGCTATTCAGGCAGCAGGAGTAATGGCTAATCAGGCTAAACACAATGCTGCAGATAAGATGCTGAAGTATATTGATAATCCTGCATTGAAATCCCAGTTTGCTTTTAATATGCGTGTTATCGGACGCTTTATGCGTGCTGGAGAAGACTATGCAAAGAGAGTTTTGCGATGGATGCTCCGTCATCCAGAATCTATTCCATACAGAGTAGGTCATATATCTCACGCATCTGATGGTTCTGGAATTCTTCACGAAGATAAAGACGGCAATAAGTATGTTGTCATTCCTAATGATGGTATTTTCTGGGAAAATGTAGCACCAGCAATTGTTATGCTAGCCAATCCATTGTATTCAGTCCCAATGATTGGCAAGAGTATTCTTAATGATGAAAACTGGGGCTTCTTTAAGCAGGTTGACTGGAATCAATATACGCTTAAAGTATCTGTATTAAATCCTTCGTACTCTGAAAACGCTGGTATCTATAGTTTTGTTGGTCCTAATATGGCTTTGCCAGTTATTGGTTTGCGAAACCTACTGGTGGGTTATGCAACAGAAACTGAGGATGCACCTTTATATAACTTTGGTTTATCACTGGATAATATTTTGCTTGGTGATATTAGCGATGATACCAACTGGGCTAGGTCTACAATTCCACCTGCTGCGGCAAATTACTTTAAGGCTTTAGAAGGTCAGTACAAGGATAACCAAGGGGTTATTGCTGCGTATCAGGCTATTTCTTATCTTCAATACAATCCAGAA